CCGGCGTCGCTCGATGTGCGGCTAGGGGATACCCTGCTGATCGAATCGGCGCAGTCGCCGGAGCTGGTGCCGTACCCGCTGCACCGGCACAGCCAGGATGATCCCTATGAGTTGCGGCCGGGGCAGTTTGTCTTGGCGCAGACGGTGGAAGTGTTCAACCTGCCGGATGACATCGCCGCGCAGTTCATGTTGAAGTCAAGCCGGGCCCGCGAGGGACTGGAGCACCTTATGGCGGGATACTGTGACCCCGGCTGGCATGGATCTGTACTCACCCTGGAGCTGCACAACTCCCGCCAGCTGTGGCCCGTGTGGTTGTGGCCGGGAATGAAGATCGGGCAGATCGTGTTCCATCTGATGGCTGAGCGGCCGATCAACAGCTACGCCGTGACTGGCCGCTACAACGGCGACACCACTGTTCACGCCAGCAAGGGCTGATGCTCCCCTGCCAGTGGTGCAACGGGACCACCCGCGTGGTGGACACTAGGTTGATCTCCCAGGGCCAGCGCCGCTGGCTGCGGTGCCAAGACTGCGGCCAGCTCACCCGATCAATCGAAACCTATGAAAGCGGCCGCCGGATTCCGGGGCCGCTTCCTGGTGTCAGGCGCCGGCGGCCGGCCCGCCAAGGGGCCAGCAACGGGCGATCGGTGCTCACCGATGCCGACATTCGCCGGCTCAGGGAGCAGGCCGCGGCAGGGACGCCCAGGGCCGTGCTGGCTAAGCGGTATGGGGTGACGCCCAACCACATCACTCGAATCGTGCGGCGGCGGGCCTGGCGGCACGTAGCCTGAGCCATGGAGCACCTCTTCACTACCGAACTGGTCATCCGCGACGGGATCCCCGTTTGGCTGATCCAGGGGTGGGGAGTCGAGGCTGTCAGTGCCAGCCGTCACGCGGCGCTGCGGTCGTTTCGCTGGAAATGCCAACGACGCGGACTGCAGCTCCCAGCAGGGAGTGAGCAGCCGCGGCGCGGGCCTTCGGAGTGTGATGAGCCGGGGGTGTGATCAGCGCCAGTAAGTGACGCCATCATTGCAGCGCCAGCCGATCCTGTCAGGGTTGCCTTTCATCTCCCCAACCTTGACGCAGTCATGGGTAGCAGCAAACTGCACCCATTCTCTTTCTTTTAGAACCCCTCCAATTACGGCGAGTGAAAAACCCCCAACTACAAGGATTGCACACAATGAAACGATGCAAAAGTCAGAAAACTCAGACTTGGACATAGCGGTTTAGAGCGAGTGGATAGAATGAACAGAACAGCACTAAGATCATGCCCAAAGGCGGCAAGCCCTACGGAACCGGCAAGGGCGGCGGGAAGAAGAAGCGCGGCGACTGGGAGATCTGATCAGCCCTGCCGCCCACGACGGCGCCGAGCTCTGCGCTTGCGTCCGATGCTGGGATCAGGCGTAACAACGAAACAGGTTGCCTCCCATCGGGGTGACGGCGACGAATAGGCATTGCGGATCTGCTGTGCTCCGATGCTGGCCATCAGTCCTGCGAATGGACTGGCAGGCAGTGGGCACGGGTGCGCTGCGAGATCCATCACCACTCCCCCTCCCGCCACACCCTGAGCACTCTGGCGCCAGGACCAGCCAGCTCTAGGGCAGATGCGATGGCCTGGGCCTGGCTGACGGCGTAGAGCTCGATGGGGCCGGTGGTTAGCTGGACGTGGTAGAGGCGGGGCATTACTGGGCCTCCAGTTCGGTGGCGATGGCGAGGAGTTCGGAGCGGACCTTGCGGCGGTTTGCTGCCCGATCGGTTCGAGCAGCCGTGTGTGGCACGACCTGATCCGCAGCAGCGCGGAGGGCGGCGGCGATGCAGACTTCCTGCCAGTTGTCCTCCAGGGGACAAAGCTCGTAGCGATCGTCGAACGCGGCCACGATGGCTTGGGCCGCTGGGGAGAGGTCAGCCATGGTTGGCCTCCTGCCGCAGCACCTTGGCCGCCTGCGCATACTCGCCGGAGCCGTGGAGGGCGAACCGGTCGAGCCAGGTGGCGACCTCACAGATTGCGTCACGCGCTTCTGGGTGCCATTTATCGGGCTCGTCGCCTTCGCTGATCGCATTGGCCACCCTCTCCACCAACCCCCCAGGCTGGGCCTCGGCGCTGGCGGCGCGGAGTACGGTTATGGCGGGATCGGGAGTCGGATCGGCAGCATCCAACGCAATCAGGCGGTCGAGCTTGTCTTGCACGATGTTCATCTGAATTCGTTCGCCCGTCTCTAAGACGCGGAACGCTGGGGCGGCCTCTAGGGCTTCGATGCGTTGGTTCTGCTCTGTGCTGCATACAACAAGATCGTTTCGGGCTATGCACAGAGCCCGGAGGGTGTCGTTGAGTTCGAGCATGCAGGAGTGGGTCGCGCTGCCATCGGCGGCTTCGGATGCGACGAGGGCCCACTGCTCAGGCGTGGCGCGGTGCTGGTCGGTCATGGCGTGTCTCCGTGGTGGGGTGAGCGATCAAGCAGCCAACATCCGCCGAACCGTGGTGCGTGAACACCCCAGTCGATCAGCGATGCGCTGCTGTGTCCAGCCATCGCGGCGCCAGCGGCGGGCGCGTTGCTGGCGGGATTCCGTCAGCCACAACAGGAACAGCGCGGGCAATAACAGCAGCACCAAGAAGGTGCAGAAAATCGTGGTCATGGCAAGCAATGGCGAGTGGCGGGCCTGTGCCCGTAGCAAAATCATACCGCAGCGGTTCCGGTTCCGCACCCCTCGGTCAGTAGTGAAACCAATCCACCACCGACTCCAGGCGACTGGCCCAGCTGTGCCGGCGGATGATCTCGACAACCTCTTCGGCGCTCATCACGTCCGGCGAATTCAGCGCCTTGCGGACGTTCTTCGTAAAGCCGCCCTGACTGCGCGTCACTTTCAGCTGCGGCAGATCCTCCGGCAGGTTGGGGATGTCGGTGCTGATGATCGGGATCCCCAGCGTGGCGTACACCCAGCATTTCAGCGGGTTCATCGCCGCCGTGAGATTCGTTTTCAGGTGCGGGATGATCGCCACGTCAAACGTCGCCAGGTAGGTGCGCAGCTCGTCATAGGGCACTGGGCCCACGTAGCGAATGTTCCGCCGCTGTGGCAGCTGGGTGGCCACGTGCGTGCTGCCGATCAGCAGCACTAGGTCGTCAGGGTTTTTGGCTGCTACGTGCTCCACCAATGGCCAGTCCAGTTTCGACTCCAGGTTTCCGGCATAGCCGATGATCCCCCGGAAATTGCCGGGCGCTACCAACTGCTCCCGCAGGTCAGCCACCTCTGCCGCGTCCGGTGCGCCGGTGAAATCCACGCCATTGGCCACTACCTGCGCCTTCGTGGGGCTGAGTCTGCCGATGCTCTGCAGCGTGTGCCGGCAGTTGTAAAGGCCCATGTCGGCCAGATCAAGGATGGCGCGGTAGTGCTCCGTGAGCTCTGTTTTCCGCTCGGCGGATGTGTTGGGCCATGCCCTGTGATCGTCTACCACGTCGCCTATCACGTAGTCCGTGGGCAGGGCTGCGGCGATCCGCTCGGCGTGCCGATAGTACGGATAGACCCAGAGCCCCACCTTGGCGCCGGGGAAGCGCGCTAGGGCCTGCTCCACCAGCCCTTGGCAGTACCGCTCGATGAAGTCGCCCTGTTCAGCCACGCTGAGCCCTGCAGGCATCACTGGCGTGCGGATGGCAAGCTTGCCTCTGTCCAGCAGCCCGACCCTTTTCCGCTGCGCGTAACGGTGCAACAGCCGGTGATGCCGGTTCTGGCTTTGCTCCAGCTTGCGCAGGTCCAGCGTGCTAAGCGGTTTCTCCACCAACAGCACCTGGTCCACGTCATTCCGGCTGGCCAGGTACTTTGCCACCATGTCCACCCGCCTGCCAAACACCCCAGCGTCGTTCTGTTTCCAGAGCATCAAGATGATCCGCCGACCAGGCTCAGGTAGCCCGATCAATGATCTGGCGGCGTAACTGATCGCTCGGCGGCTGGGCTGGGACAGGAGGTGGCGCATGGTGGTAGCTCCAGAGGCATAGGACAGGTGCTGGTGCGCGAGGCGCTGATTCACCTCCCGATCGGCAGCGCTCAGTGGCTGCAGCTGGCGGATCGCGTCGGGCAGTTCGGCGGGCGACTCCACAAACGAAATCCCCCGAAACCCCCAGTCCGCCAGCATCTGCAGCGGCGGGGTAGGTGTGGCGATCAGCCTGATGCCGGCCGCCAGCGCGTCGCACGCTTTGGCCGGCAGCTGATACCGGCTGGCCTCGCGGGACTGATCCTGCAGCAGCACCGCCGCATCAGCTAGCGCGAGGCAGGCGGGCATAGCCGCGAATGCCACGCTGTCGATCATTGCGGCCTGATCGCCGGCTGCGCGGGTGATGTCGTTCACAATCCCTTGGTCGGGAATGCGGCCGATGAATGCCGCGCCAGCACCTGGCACCTGGGCCACGGCCTGAGCGATGACGTCGAGGCCCTTGTGCCGCTGCGGCGTGCCTAGGAACATCACCAGCGGGGTGCAGCGGCGGCGGATCTCCAGCAGCTCAGTGGGCGGCTCAGCCTGCGGCGATTGAAACGCATCCAGGTCGCGCAGGTGGGCGATGATCTCCCCGCCGTGCAGTGCCTGCAGCTCGGTGTTGCAGGTGATGATGTGATCAGCGGCCTTGGTGAGCTGCTGTGCCGCCAGCGTCCAAAACGGCGAGTAGGGGGCCTCGCCAAGCCGTTCGGGGAACTGCTGCTGCAGCGCCAGCGGCGAGAGCGGGGCATCGTTCGGATCAATGAACGCCAACTCGTGATCATCGATGTCAACGATCAGCCGGGCGCCGTTGCGCTCAGCGATGGCAATGCCCAGCAGCACTGACGGCAGCCGGGCTTTGCAGGCGATCACCACGTCTGCATCGGTGGCCGCGGCGACGCGGCGGCAGCGATTGATCAGCGCTGAGACGGTTTTGGGCTCAGGGATGACGGTGATCGGCTCACCTCGCAGTGGCGCCCACACCTCACGGCCTAGGTGGGAGAACCCGAAGGCGATCAGCTGGACCTCAGAGAATGCCAGCGCGGCGGCACGGGCGATCAGATGGGCCCGGCCGATGCAGTTGTGGTGGGCGTCCCACCCAATGACGATGCAGCGAGTCATGGCGTTGGGGTGGGTAGTGGCAGGGCGTGGGGGGGGAGCAGCCAGCCGCCGTAGACCATTGCTGGGTTGGCCATCTGCCAGTAGGGCGGGCCGTCTGGTGGGCACCACCAGCATTCGCCATCAAGATCACGCCACCCTTTCTCGCGCTCCCAAGGCCGCTCAGCCACGGGCACCGGCTCGGTGGTGGGGCGGGCGAAGTGGGTGAGGATGGCGCCACATAGATCGGCAACATCTTCGGCGCAGACATTGCCGATCAGTCGCGCAGTAGGTTCCCAGCCGAAAGCGCACTCTCGAACCGCCGTTGCAATGGATGCGATTCGCTCCGTCACCCCCTCCGGCTCGGGTTCGCCAACACCGAAATAGGGGCAGGCTGGATCACCGAATCGACCGCAATCGTCCACGTTTGCCGGGGCGATACCGCACATAGGACACTCCCGAACTTGAACGGGCTTTCCGTCGCCAAGGTTCCGCCAATGAAACAGCCCATCCCCCTCCGGCTCGGGCTGGGCCAGGGCGGCGCGGGCGCGGTTTACAGCGGCCTGAAACCTTAGGCCATCATTGGTGTCGATTACATCGTTTTCAACTGCCCCTAGCAATCGTTGCAGTTCGGCGCGGTAATCAGTGCTCATCGTTCATCTCCAGTGTGTGTGAATCCATCCAGCCAGTCCGCCACTGAACTGGACCCGCCGTGGCGCTCCCTCAGCACCTGCCCCAGCTCACCGGCGACGCTGCGGGCGACACCAGAGCACATCTCGCACGGCTTAGAGCACCGCGCCGGCATGGGGCAGGCGGCCAGGGATAGCCGGATGGAGGGTGTTGGTGGGCGCCGGGCCTGATCGCTGGTGACAGGCGCGGTGGCAATGCGGGCCATGGCCTGCTGGGTGGGGGTGGTGTAGGTGATCATCGTGATGGGGTGGGGTTGTGGATCCGGTCGTTCACGATCCGCCGCAGCAGATCGTTCATCCCCTCGCCAGGCCGGAGCTGGCGGCGGAGCGCCTCGACCTCGGGGAGGGTGAGGCAGATGGTTAGGCGGCGGGTTTCCATTAGGCGGTCTCTAGGTCGAAGAGGGATGACTGATCGCCGGGCTGATCCGGCTCGCCGGCCAGCTCCAGGTTCCGCACTGCCTGCCGGTAGTAGCTGGGCTTCAGCTCGATGCCGACGCCACGGCGGCCAGCTTGCACCGCCCCGTAGACCTCGCTGCCGACGCCCATGAAGGGGGTCAGCACGGTCTCGCCGGGGTTGCTCCACATCACCACGGCTCGGTCAATCACGTCCAGCTGAAGCGGGTGCACGTGCTTCTCGTCTTCGCCATCCCTAGCGCTGCGGAACTGCAGCACGTTGTCAATCCTGATGTCATCCCAAACGCTGGAGGCGTACTGCCGCCAAATCCATTGGCTGTACTGATTTTTTTTCTGATCTCCCTTCATACCTTTGTACCCGTTCAGGTCAGCTGGGACAGTTCGCTCGCCGCTGTAGTGCAGCAGGCCTACTTCGTGAGTCACTGGAACCGGATTCTCGCCCTTGCGGCGGAACATCAGCAGGTAGTCAGCGTTAGCGATGCTGTTGCGCGTGGAGTCCTCGCACAGTGTCTTGTGATGCAAGCTCTTCATCATGGTGCGATTGCGTACCAGCAGCGGCTCCTTCCAGATCACCCGCCGGCCGCCATAAGCAAATCCTCGGGCTTCGTGCTCGCGGATGATCCGGCCAGGCAGATCAAACATGGCATCGCATCCGGCATTGCTTAGCGGAATGTCCATGCAATGAACCGCTGAGATCCTGCCCGGCATTGTGATCCGGGAGATTTCGTCAATGCAAAATCCGTAATGAGCGAAAAACTCGTCATAGTTCAGGCAGTTGGACATATCCCGATCGTCGCTGCTGTACTGATACAGCCCGGCAAAGGGCGGAGAGTAGACGGTGAGGTGTACCGATTCATCTGGCAGGCCTTGCATTACTTCAATGCAGTCGCCGTTGTAGATGGCGTAGTTGTCTGTGATGAGCTGATCCTTTACAGCCATTGCGGGAGCCTCGGTGTAGTGGTGTAGAGATTGGTGCGCTTGATCGTGGTGGCGTTGTTCATCTGCGCCACCAGTTCCTCAAACATGGCGGACGCTCGCTCAGCCTTGCCGCGCATGTTTGCCAGCACTCTGGCCTCGCCCTCGGTGGCGATCACGTCAAGGTGGACCGTGCTCTGCTGGCCAAAGCGCCAGCAGCGGCGAACTGATTGGTAGTACTGCTCATAGCTGTGACTGGCGAACGTCACCACGTGGGCGCAATGTTGCCAGTTCAGCCCCCATGCGCCGATCTTTGGCTTGATCACCAGCACCCGCTGACGGCCATCGGCGAAGGCCTCATAGAGCTCCACCTTCCGATCGTCTGGAGTGCGGCCGGCAACCTGGGCAGCATCGGGGATCAGCTGCTCTAGCAGGTCGCCCTCGGCGTTGGTGTGGCACCAGATCACCGCAGGGCGATCATGCTCCACCAGCTGAGCCGCAAACTCGCAGCGCTCCTGCATGGTGCGCTTGCGCTCTTCCCGTTCCTCCGCCAGGCCAAAGGCGGGCATTGAGAACAGCATCCCCTCTGGCGGGGTGGCCGGGGCAATAATGTGATCACGCTCAACCAGAGGCGGCAGGATAAAGCCATCGTTGGCGAAACCCAGATCAGACGGCATCCGGCAAGCCCTAGCCCAGCTGGCCACCCAGCGCCAGAAATGTTCGCGGGCGTGATGCTTAAGGCGCCACTGGCCGATAGTCTGCGACACCCTGAAGGCCAGCTTTTTGTAGTAGTTGGCGTTGGCGTTGATCATCGCTTCGGCTGACTCTTGCAGGCGCTCTTCGCGTTTCTGGCCCTTGTCATCCAGCTGTGCAAAGAACCGGCGCAGCATGTCGCTGTAGCTCAACTCACCCAGCGCTTCAGATGAATTGCCCAGCTCGGTGTAATCATTCGGCGCAGCTGTTGCCGTGCACAGCAGCCGGTACGGCATCTTGGCCATGAAGCGAGTGATCGCCTTTCTGGTGGAGCCGTTAAACGATTTCAGGATGCTCGATTCGTCGCAGACAACCGCACCAAAATCAGCAGGATCAAACAGGTGGAGCCTGTCGTAGTTCGTGATCACGATCCGCCCCATCACGCTGCCATCGCTAGAGCGGTGAGCCTCAATGCCGAACTTTTCACCCTCGCGGATGGTCTGCGCGGCGACGGCCAGCGGGGTCAGGATTAGCACCGGGTGGGCGGTGTGACGCGCCACGTTTTCAGCCCATGTGAGCTGCATGGCGGTTTTGCCTAGGCCGCAGTCAGCAAAGATTGCGGCGCGGCCCTTGCGGACAGCCCACTCGACTAGGGCTTGCTGGAAGTCGAACAGCTGCGGCGGCATGAACACTGGATCGAAGCCGTGGTCAGCGCCGGTGTGGAGCTTGCGGTCTAGGAACTCGGCGTAGGTGGTCATCAGGCGGCCTCCCCCACCAGCCGCTCACACAGCGCCCACCACAGCGACGTGGCCAAGGTGGCGGTGCCAACAATGACCAGCACGGCAATGATCTCGATCATGCCGGCGAGGATGGAGAGGGTCATGGTTCAGAAGGCGGAGGGTTTGCGCCGGGACTGGACGGCCGAGGCTGGTAGCCGTCGAGATTGAGGGCGTTGTTGATCTGCTGCTGAAACTCGCTAACGAACGGGTTGCTGCGGCGTAACCGAAGCGGCGGCGGCCCGCTCGGCCTGTTGGTGTTCTTGTGGCTGAAGCTGCGGCGCCAGTCGGGGTCCTGATCGCGCGGCGGCGGCATCAGCAGCTCGGCAAAGCTGGGTTTGCGCGGCCCGTAGCTGCCCCTCGGTGGTCGCTGCTGGTCCCTCGCCCGCCAGCCGGCCCAGTAAGACAGCAGGGCGCCGGTGCCGCCGACGATGGAGCCGAGCAGCAGTGAGAGTTCGGCGCTCACTGGGGCACCTCCGCATCAGCCGGTGGTTTCATGGCCTTGATTCGGCCGTGCTCGTTTTGTGCATGCTCAAGATTGCGGCGAGCGCCGACTATTCCGCGCTCTGCCTGAGCCAGCAGAACAGCGTGCGCATCTGCCCAGGTTTTGTGGTAGCTGCGGTATCCGCTAGCGATGTTCTCCCTTTGAGGTTTTCTCAATCGGTACATTTCACCTTTCCAGTTTGGTTCGGCAACAATGAATACGGACTTTTCCGTTACCTTGCTGCATTCAACTTGCTCAATTTTTCTGGACGAATTGACGCGCCACATGATGATCGGTGTATTCACGCCTCCACCTCCCTCACCTGCTGCCGCAACGCCCGCAGCAGCACCGCCGTAGGCGATTCCCTGAGCATCCCCAGCTGGTGGTCAATCAGCATCAGCACCCGGCCGCGCATCAGCTCCTGGCCCTGGGATAGGGCAGCCTGCAGCGCCGGGGATTCGTGCAGCGCTTCGGTGGCACGGGCGACGGCGGCCTGTTCGGCGGCGAGGGCCTGTTGATCGGTTTCGATTCGGGCTAGCAGGGTGTCGAGCTGCTGGCGGATGGTGTCGAGTGACGGGGGCGGCGCGCAGGGCGCCTGATGGTGGCCCATTGGTACATGGCGAGTGGTCTCCACCACCCTACCGCAACGGTTCCCCATTTGCACCCATCAGCAGCCAGATTCGTCATCCCATGGGCTGCCTGCCACCTGCCAGCGGCCTTTCATCGTGCGTTGGTGGCCGCCAAGAAAGCTCTGCATCGTTGCCCGAGGGATCCCTTGGCGCTCCGCCCATTGCCACCTGCCGCGGATCGTGACGCGAATGACTCGTCCGCGCTGAAGATCGCGCAGCCTCCACGCCGGCTCGGCGTCTGGACACGGCTGGTCATCCTCGCAACGCTTGACCCACCAAACCCAGTTCCCGCCGGTGTTGCTGATCCGCTCGCGCCTGATCAATCCCATCGCCTCCAGCTTGGTCAGCGACCGATTCAGGGATGCGCGATCGGTGCCTAGCTGCTGGGCCATCTCGCTGAGGTCAGCCCACCAGCTAGGGCACAGCTGCTCTAGCTGCACCATCGTCAGCAGCAGTTCACAGCGCACCTGATGACGCAGTGCTGCCAGGTAGGCGGGTTCAATCATGGCGCGGAATAGGAGCCACCCGCTCGTTGCTTGCTGCCGCCCTGAGCCTTACAAAGCCGGAACCAGCGGCAGTCCTCGATGGGACCCGTACAGACCAGAGGCCGATTGAGACCCACCGCCTAGCCCGGGCAGTGGTCGGCATCGTCAGGGAGCAGCGTGTGCGGATGGCCCCAGTACCCTACCTCATAGGTTCCCATCCGGTACCCTCTAGAGTAGATTCACTGAACAGAGCGCGATGCCCAGCTGGCCCCTGAAACCCGGACACCGGCAAATCTCCGTTGAACTGCCCGCCGAACAGGTGGATCACCTTGACCGCGAGGCCGAACTGCGGGGGCTCGGTAGGGTCGGATACCTGCGGCAGTTGCTCTTCGAGGACATGCGCCGGCAGTCTCGCGCTCAGCGTCAAGCCGCACGCAAAGCGGGGTGATCGCTGCCCAGCAGCTGCGCCACCGTCCACGCCCCATGTCCTGATGGTGGTGTGGCCAGCTCCAGCGCTTCAGGGTGGAGCCGTAACACATGAGCCAGTGCGCCGGTGGCAGCAGCATCACTGCGCACCCCCTTGACGGCATGGGCCCAGGCGACGTGGCCGATGTAGCGGCGCCGCAGCTCGGCCATCTTCTCAGGCGGCCAGAACACCTCCTCGCAGCCGCCAGGCCACACCATCAGATTCATCGCCCCATCCAAGCGGATGCCGTAGCGCTCCTGGGCCAGCAGGTCGTAGCCCGCCAGCTGCAGCGGCCACGCCTGATCGGGCTTTGCCTTCTCCTGGCTCACCTTGGTTTTCCAGTCCACGATCAGCCACTGCCCGGCTACGCGGGCGATCAGATCCGGCGTGCCGGTGTAGAACAACTGCAGTGAGGCCAGCGGCGACTCGCAGGCAATCACCTCCTCAATCTGCGGCAGGAACAACCGCCGCCAGGTGGCCAACAGCATCAGCGACTCGGCGAACTGCACCGGCGGCGCGGCGACGCTCAGCAGCTCCTGCCTGATCAGGGCGTGGAGCTCGGTGCCGATGTCGGCGCGGCCGTTGCGATGTAGATCCATGTAGGCCTCGGCCTCATCCGGCCGCATGCCTTCCTTGTTGATCAGCTTGCGGCGCCAGTGCTCGGGGTTGAAGCCCTTGGCGCCAGAGAGGCCGAGCACCTGTGAGCAGCTGGGCGGCTGCAGCCACCGCCCACGGCGCTGCGACCACACCCAGTAGCGATGGCTGAGCTCATCAAATTGAATGCCCCCCTGCTGCGGCAGGAGGGCGATCCGTGGGCGATCGGTGGTCAATCAGCCGCCCCATCCGCCGGGGGCAGGCTGTCCCCACTGCGGCGGTG